CCGGTCGAGGTCCAGAACTCAAGTACCCCAGCGGCCGATGACGTGGTGCCGCGGTTGATCACGACGATGCGCGAGGTGATCGCGGCCCAGCCGCCAAGTCGGTTGATCAACGCCTTGTCGCCCACCGTCAAACTGACGTTGCGCGCGGTGAAGATCTGCTTCTCCCCACTGATCTGCCGCGCGAGCGGGCCGAATGACCAGATCGTGCCACGCCGCGGCATACCGTAGATGGCCGACGTGTCGTCATGCCACATCATCGTGCGGCCTGCGTCCAGCTTTGACTGTTCATCGAGCACGACCATCGAGTTGTCGAGCACGCAGAGCGGCATGCCGCCAGCGTAGGCCACCACGGCGGTGCCAGCCGACGTCAAGTCGATGGCCGTGCCGGCGATCGCGTTTGCATATGAGGTGGCGAACTTGAGCGTCGAAGAACTGAGCTTGATGACGTAGTACTTGCGAGTCTGCGGCATTCCGCCCGGAGAGCCGGTCGCGGCGATCATGCAGGGCGTGCCGGTAGGTGGCACGCCGTTGCAACACGTGCCTGCGGAAGGAGTCGCTGTGCAGATGTCGGTGGCGGTGTCGATCGTGAGCGACGCGATCCAGGCCGACGCCGACGTGATCTCGATGTTCTCCATCGACGCATCGCTGCCGCCATCGACAAGCATCGAATAGAGCGTGTTGCCGCCCTGGATTCGCCCGTGGCCGAACCGGTTGCGGGCGGACGCCACGCCCGCGGCAGACTTGCCCAGGTGCACCGGGTGGTTGTAGTGCGCATGCGAGTCTTGCCAGGTTTTGCCGGCGACGTTGGCGGCGGACGGTGAGCCCACATGCATGGCCGCGAGCTCGTTCAGCGGATTGCCCGCAGCGTCCCACCCCAACGCCGCTGGCGAACCGTTGTAGGTCGGAAAATCGATCAGCAGCGCATTTTCGAGCTCCACGTCCGCGAGGCCGAGGGCGTGCACGGACACGATCTCGCCGCCGATCATGTTGGCGTAGGCACCCTTCAGTTCGGCGCCAGGCCCGAAGGGGTAATACACGTGGATTGACCCGACGTCCATCAGGTTCGTCTGATCCCATGACGCGGTCGGTGCACTCAGCTTGACGGCCGCCACGTTGTTGGTGCCGTCGGCGAGGTCGGTGTATCCGCCGTAGTACGAGTGAATCGATGTCTTGCCGCAGCGTGTGTTGGCCAGTTCGATGTCGCAGCCCTTGATGCCGAAGGATTGGTAGTCGATCTTCGGAAAATCGCAGCCGTTGAACCACAACCCATTCGCGCGCACTTCCCGCCGGCTCCGCAAACCGAAGTTGCGGCACCCGGTGTTCTTCAGCTGCAACTCCCCGTTGAGCTGGCTCGGGTCGGCGCCGTTTCTGGACCAAACAAAGAACCAGTCGTTGGGGTTCTCCGGCAGCCAGATTGGGAATGCCGAAGGCGTAGCGCATTCCAGGAAGATGCCGGCGCGGCAGACTTCGGGTTGCCGGTTGAAGTGATAGGGCTTTTCGAAGAAGAGATTGCAACCCGTTTTTGCCGTCGCCTGGATGATTTCGTTCATCGTGGCCCAATGCGTGGCCGCAGCCGCCGCGCTGATGGTGTTCGGAATCCCGCGAAAGATGACGCGCCGCCCTTGAATGATCGAGCCACTGGGCAGCACACGATCAGGACCGTCTACCACCGTGTCCTGGTTTCCGGTGGCGATGGACTCGATGGCGATGGCATCGCGCGTGACCAGGGTGCTTCCGCGAACGTTCGGGTTCGTGCTTGGGAAAACCGCCTTTCGGCGGGTTACCAACTGGTTGGCAAGGCCTTCTTCCAGATCGAGCGTTGAACCAATGACCTGCGGCACACCGGCCAGTTGAATTGCCTCGGTGAGAATAATTTCCATTCTCTGTTTCCCCTTCGAATTACCAGCTTGTTGCAAAACTGCGCTTTGCGCGCGGTGGCGGTTTGTGACGGCGTGCCGCTATGTAGGGCGGCAATTCCGGCGGCGGCGCGATGTCTGTCGTATCGGGGTTGTCTGTGTTCGCCGCTGCTGGCTCGCTGGCCGACGACACATCGAGCACCTCTTGGGACTGCGTGGCAGGCTCGGCTGTCGCGATCAGCAACAGATCGAGCTGCAGCACCTTGCCGAACAGCTTCTCGCGTGCGACCCACACGGTTTCGGCGTTGCGGCCCGACATGGCGTACAGGTACGCCGCGTAGTTGTAGACCTCGCAGTCCCACGCCTCATTGCGAGCGCTGCCCTGCACCCACCAGAGCGCCTTGTTGCCCTGGTGGTCGCGACGCCACTCGCGTTTTTCGGCCCGCAGCTGCGCGTAGTAGTCGGCCTCGAAGCCGAGCGGGAAGTGGTAGTAGCCACCGCCCGGCACGTCGAGCGACAGGCGGCCGTCGATCAGCGTCTTGATCGACTGCGTGCCCACCCACCGCAGTTCGGCACCGCCCGGCACCGGCTTGCCGCGCCAGGTGAATTCGTAGGTCTTCGGCCGGCTCAGCTTCGGTGCGTCGTAGGCCTTGGCGCCACGCACCGCGAACCAGTGCTTGCCGCGCAGCTGGCTGTCACGGCAGAACGCGTACACGTCCTCGGCGTGGTGGCCACCGGCATCGATCGCGGCCGCATCGACATGCATCACCTGGCCGTTCGCATGCCGGATCGGCGCCTCGAGCAGTTCGCGCAGCTTGGCCCAGGTCTCGGGCGACGACGGCGTGCCGAAGATCTCGCCGTGGTGCAGCCCCCAGCTCTGCTCGCTGCGGCCCCAGGCGCGGATCACCACGGCCAGCCGGTTGTCTTGCGTATCAATGCCAGCGGTGCAGACCAGGCCGCCGTGCGGGCACGTCATCAGGTCGTACTGCTCGGCGCGCTTGTGCAGCTTCTCGGCGCTGGTCGTGGCGCGCACGCTGTGCGAGTAGCACTCGGCCAGCACGTTGTTGACGAAGACCTTCAGCTTCTCTTCGTCGCCCTGCGCCGCGATCCACTCGGCCACGAGCTCGGGCCACGGCCGCCAGCCGATGGGGGCAGCCAGCGCGTTGAGGTGCCAGCTCGCAACGCCTGGCTCGCCGATGGCCGTGGCTTCCCAGTACGCGCGGCCCGCGGCCTTGGCGTCGGCCTCGCTCATCGCCTTGGTGCGCGGCGCGTAGTTGGCGCCCTTCCAGATGTGCTCGGCGTTCAGTGCGCCGCATTCGGTGCAGGCGAGCTGCGCGGTGGCGGGGTCACCATCAACCCACTTCAGGTTCTGCCACTGGAGGTGCTGCGGGTGCTTGCACTCAGGACAGTGCAGGTACCAGCGCCGCTGATCGCCACGCAGGAAGTTGGTGTGGATCGCGCTGGCGCCATCGACCGTCGGCGTGCCATCACCGTAGGCCTTTGCTTTGCGGCCGAAGTTGGTGATGCGCTTGAGCGCCAACGCGATCGGGTGGCCCTGGTCGCCGATCGACGCACCGTATTCGTCAGGCTCTTCGAACTTGACGTAGCGGATGGTGGAGCTCTTCAGGGCGCCGACTCGGTTGGCGCCCACCAGGCGCATCACGCCGCCCGGGTACTTCTTCCTCCTCTTGGTGTTGTCGCTGCCCTTTTCGTGCGCTGGGCGGATGCGGCGCCGCAGCTCTTTGGTGCTAGCGCGCATCGGCTCGAAGCGCGCGAGCTCCCACTGGTTCGCGTCTTCGAGGGTGGGGAACACCACCAGCATCGAGCCGGCCGCCGTGCAGATCCACGCGCCGACCATGTTCTCGCCGCTGACCGAGCCGCCGATCTGGTGCGGCTTCTTGAACCAGCCCTCGCGGGTTGGCGAGCCCGGCGACATCGTGCGCTGGATGTCGATCAGGTACGGCGTGCGGCGGTTGCGGTACGGGCCGGGCTCGGGCGTGTCTTCGGGCAGCACGCGGTTTGCTTCGGCCCACTCATCGACCCGAACTTTCGGGTCAGGGCGCACGGCCCGGGCGATCGCTCGTGCGACCGCTTCAGTCGGCGTCATCGTCGAGTTCTTCTTCGTCCGAGTCGCGCAGTGCCTTCTCGGCGCTGAACTGGTTCAGCGCATCCTCGAGCTCGGCCTCGATAAGGTGCTCGATGCGCATCGGGTCTTGCTCGGCCGCACACTGGTCTTTGACACGGGCCGGCACGTTGAGCACGGCATCGCGCAGGGTGCGGAAGGCCGTGAACACCATGCGGGTGGCTTCGGCGAGCGGCACGAGCGAGCCTTCGAGCTGGCGCAGCTTGATCTGCGCCATTTTGGCTTCGGCCGTCGCCTGGATGGTCTTGGCGACGTGGAGGCTGGTGTCTTCCGGCTTGTCGTCGTCTTTGCCTTCGGCTGCTGGTGCAGACGCCTGCACAGCCGAAGCCTCCTTTGGCGGCAGCACCGCCTGCGTCGTTTTCGAGCCTGGGCGAACTTGCGTCGCGATCGCGTGCCGCGCTTCCTCGAGGTCGATCAGCCCCTCTGCATCAACCTTCAGGATCTTCCGATCCACCAGCTGGTGGATCGACTGGCGCGACACTTTCAACTCCCGCGCGAGCGCCGCCTGCCGAAGCCTTGTCGATGCTTCGGAGGGCGCTGAATTGCTCATGGTAGAAGTCGTGCAGTGCCCGAGAGCGGTGCACCGCGGTCTGCTCGATTCGCGGGTTGGTGTTGACGTTTGCCGATGACTCGATCGCCACGTAGTAGCCGTCGGCTTCGTTGGCCAGCAGCGTGACCTTGCTGTGATTGCGGGCCACGATCACGCGAGCGTTGTCGTATCGCCCCGCCATCGACAGCGCCAGCTCGTACTCGTCGCCGTACTGCGACGGGAATATTTCGCCGACACACAGGGTGAACCGGTCGATCAGGCCCGCGTCGAGCCACTTGTCGATGGCCAGCAAGTCAGGCCGTGCCATGCACCAGGTGCTGAGCAGCATCGAGTCGGCGAAGCCCATGCCTCGCAGCACGTGCGCCGCGAAGCTCAGCGCGTCAACGTCGCCGCGCGACAGCACGTGCCACGAATCGCCATCGTCGATCACCGCGGGCAACACCTGCGCCAGGTGCGCCTCGCTGTTTGCGGTGCGCAGCAGTTTTCGGTTGGCAATTTTTTGGGCTGCGGCCTGGCCGGCGATCGTTTCCTCGCGCTGCCGGCGCGCTTCGATCGCTGCGACTAGGCGCGGATCGAAGTCCGATGTGTCAGTCGTCAAGTGTCAAGCAACCCAAAAAGTCTGTGACAACGCGGGAAACGTGCTCGCGAATGACCCGCGTCGGGCGAAGTCGGGGAAGGACCCGCCGACCCAGGCGCTTGCTTGCTCGGTCAGCGCGCGGTGGCGAGGGCGCGGCGCCACGCTTGATCGAGGCGGGCAACGAACACGCGCTCGGCCGTGCGCTTGGCCTTGGCGTAGAAGTCGAAACGCCTTTCGTACCGGGCCGATTGCTTGGGCATCACCACTACCGGCACGAGGCGATGCACCGTGCTGCTGGTCACCACGCGCTTGTAGATGCCAGCGGGCCGACCATCGCCTGGCTCGCCATAGAACAGGTCAACGGCCTGGCTCACACCGAAGCGGCGGGCCTGCGCCTTGGTGGCCCGCTTGCCAGCCTTGGCTCGGGTGACCAGCTGGCGCACGAGGCCGGCGGGCATGTTGCCGTGGCTGTCGAGCTGCACCACGCTCGGCAGGCGCAACGCCTTGCGCTTCGGGGGACGCACACCGCCCTGCACCTGATAGCGCAGGTATTCGGCCTGCGCTGCCTTCACGCCCACCGATGCCTGGAGACGTTCCTTGCGCGCGGGCTCGATGTAGAAGCCGCGCTGCGTAAAATCGGTCGGCTTGTCGAGGTCGCGCTGCAACTCGCTCGGCATCTCACGCTGGATTTCCTTGGCCGTTGCCGTGAGTGCCGATGCAACCGCGAAAGGCACCTGCGAGCTGAATCGGTCAGCTCCACGGATCACCTGCGCGATGTTGCTCGATAGGTTGATGTGCATGGCAGGGCTCCAAAACGACAACGCCCCGGCGGGTGACCGCGCGGGGCGTTGCATCAGGGTGTGGCTTCTCTCAGCGTGCCTGAAATGTACCGGTTTGGTCTATTCCGTAGAACTCCCCTGTACAGCCTTCCCACCGCGCCGCCTGCGCATGCGTGAGATGTCCACATCGGGCGGCCGAATCGCATCGGTCAGCTGCTCGACGCGGGCGCGCTCGGCGCGCTGGCGATCCTGCTGCGCGGTGAAGTGATCGGCCAGCAGCCGGTGCGCCCGGTCGATGCGAGCGTGCATCGTGCTCTTGCCGCAGCACAGGCGCCGCATGTGGTCGGCCTCACCGCCCGGGCCGGTGTAGACCTCGATCACCGTGGCCTTGCATTCGCCGGGCAGCTTGTTCACGGCATCGTCGGTGCATGATGCTTCGATGTCGGAGATGGGGATCGGCACTTCGGCATACGGCTCGCGGATGCCGGCCGTGGGGCTCGCCAGGTTGACCGATGCATAGCCCAGCGCACCGCCGCCGTCGCGCAGCTTCCAGCGGGCCCAGTTCAGCAGACGGTGCTCGATCCACTCACGCCGCGCCATCGGCCGCCCCCTTCGTGCGAATCAGCACCAGGCACTGATCGTTGCCGACGTGCTGCGCGGCGAAGTGCTCGATGGCCGGGTCACCCGTGAAGGGTGCGCCGATGGCGGCGACCCCTTGGCGCGCAAAGAACCACCCCGGCTCGCCCATCACCACACCCCGCTTCCAACACTCGTTGATGTGGGCATCACCGTGCCGCTGACGCAGCTCGCGAATGCGTGGCGGCAGCTTGGGCAGGGCATCAGCAACCCAGGCAAATCGGTTCTTCCTCTCCCCTTCTTTCTCTCTGTCCATCTGTCCACCTCAACTCAATGAGCGCTCAAAGCGCGAAAACCGCTCGGGCGCACCTGCCCGCCTGCACACTCGTGCCCGGGCGGCTGCGCTGTGTAGGGCGCTCCCGATGCCGCGGGGCGTGGCTCCGCCCTGAGACCCGGGTCAGCTCGATGGCTGCCACCCCGGCACTCACTGCAAAGTCGCGGACACACGGACATCCGGGCGCGCCCCGGTCGATCGGCGGGCCTACATAGGCGGTGGCGACAGAACCGCCCCGACCTTTTCCGGCGCGCAGGCCGATCGCTGGTCAGAACGGGCAGTCATCGTCGCCCTCGCTCGTGGATGCGCCCTGCGTCGGGCGCGTTGAATCGCTCCGGCCATCCCCTGCGGGTGGCGGCACAGGCCGTTCGGGCGGCCGGCGGTACACCCGCGGCCGGCCCGGCTTGCTCGATCGACCCTCTTCCCAGCCGAGGCGGCGCAATGCGGCTGCCGCCTGCTTTTCATGGAAGCGGCCCGGGCCCAGCTTTTCGATGCCGATGCCGAGCTTGCCGAGCAGCTCGACCAGGCTGACTTCGTCGACGGCCGTGCCATCCTCCCTGCCCTGGCCTGGCGCCGGGCTCGAGTAGAGGAAGCGCGCGATCGCGCTCTCGATCGCGTTCTCGACCGCGCGGGCCTGCTGCTGCGGCGCGAATAGTTCGAGCTCTTCGGCCGGCGTGGGGTACATGCGCGCGCCAGCCATCACGCGGTGCATGGCCTCCGCCAGCAGCTGCTCGCGGTGCGCGATTACCCAATCGATGTCGATCAGCCGCGTGACCTTCACCGGCCAGAAGCGGCGGTTGCCTGTCGGGTCGGTGAGGTAGTGGTCTTCGTTCGTCGTGCCGCCGAACACCACCTGCCGCGGGTATTTGCGTGCGCGCCGATCGAAGCTGGCGCGAAAGTAGTCTTCCTGGCTCGCGATGTAGGCCTTGATCTTCATGACGTCGGCCTTGCTGAACGCATCAAGCTCGGGAATCTCGTAGAGCCAGCAGCCTTGCAGCTGCTGGTAGCTGTCTTTGTCGCCGAGCACGAGGCCCGTGTCGGCGAAGTACTCGCCGGCGAGCGTTCGCAGCAACGTGCTCTTGCGCAGGCCCTGCGGGCCCTCGAGGATCAGCATGTAGTCGAACTTGGTGCCGGGCCCGCGTACCACCTGGCCGTTGACGCGCACCACATCGAGCACGCGGGCGCACATGCCCATCAGGTACCAGGTGCCCACACGCGCGAGGTACTGCTGCAGCGGGTCGGCATCGTCCCACTCGTCTTCGGCCAGGCACACGCGCCGCAGCCAGGTGGCCAGGCGCTTGTGCTTGTCCCACTTCAGGCCTTGCAGCCACGAGCGCACCGGGTGGAAGCGGTGGCGATCGGCCACCACCTTGATGGCCTCCTCGAGCGTGCCACGCGGCATGCTGGGCAGCCAGTGCTTGCGCACCAGGTACTCGCCCATGCGAAGGTCATCCACCTCGGTGAGCACGCCTTCGGGCGAGCCCCACGGCGCCGCCCGACGCTTGATCACGTCGTTCGTGAACTCATTGAAGGCGAAGATGCCGGCAAGGTCCGGCGGGCCGGCGATGTAGGCCGTGTCGGGCACATCACGCAGGCCATCGAGGGCGAGCACGGCGTTTTCACGCACGGCCTTGATGGCGCCCTTGTCTGTTTCGAGCAGCATCTTTCGCCAGGCGCTCGGGTCGCCCATGTCGGCGCCCGCGCCAGCGGAAAGCTCGCTCGATTGCACCTTGGCGCGAGCTTCGTCCTGCGGCGGCTCGAACACGCGCGCCGAGCGAATGAATGCACGCGCCCGATCGGCATCCCAGCCTTCGGCGATGGCATCCGCAATGTCCCAGCCCTCGGCCACTTCGCCCGGTTTGGGAATGTTGCAGCTGTACACCGTGCAGCCGTGCTCGGCCATCAGCAGCGCGCCGATGTGCACCATGGTCTTGATGCCGGGCTGCTTGTTCTCGGGCCTCAACGGCTTGCTGGCGGGATCAACGCCGGCTTCGCGCTCGGCCTTCGTGAGCCGCTCGCGCTGCGCATCACAATCGGCCCACAGGTAGACCGTGCGGCCCATCAACCAGCGCCAGGCCGCAAACGACCACGAATTGCCGCCGCCTGGCCAGCTCACGAAATCAAACTCATGCCCCAGCAGGCGGTGGCCGGCCTCGGCGCACTTCTCGCCTTCGACCACCACCACCGGCACGCGCGAGGGATCGCCGCTCAGCAGCGTGGCCGGCACGTACAGCGGCCGCGGCGGCTCCCACTGCTTTTGATGCCAGCGCATCGAGCCGCGGCCGTCGGACTCATCGACGCACCAGGTGAACGGCACCGTGTCTTTGACGGTTTCGCCATCGGAGTTGACGCGCTCGAAGCGTGCCACGTAGCCGTAGTGCTCGCCCTCGAAGTCATACGACCAGGTGCGGGCCGCTTCGAGCTCGATCCACTCGCCCCGCTTTTTGTCGTGAAAGCTGAACAGGAACCGCTTCGGCGGCGGCGTCTTGGGCGGTACCGGCGCGATCGGGCGCCAAGTACTTTTGCGCCGGCGTGGCGACTCGCTCGGATCAGTGCCTGGCAGCGCATCAGGGGGCGGTTCGGGGCGCCGATCGGCGGGGCGACGCGCAGGCTCGTCATGGTGTGCAGACGCCTGCACCGGCCCCCAGCCCATATCGCGGATCAGCTCGCGCGCGGCTTCGGCGTTGCTCAAGCCGCGAATGCGGGCATAGAGGCTGGTGAGGTCGCCGCCCTTGTCTTCGTCGGGGCTCGCGTTGTCGATCCACTGCCCGGTGCGCATGTTGACGTTGGCGCTTTCGCCGGGCGAGCCATCGAAATCACCCACGTACCAGCGTGCATTGCGCTCGATGCCGGCCGGCAGCCAGCGCGGCAGCAGCGACTCGACGCGATCAAGCAACGCTGCCGCGAGCCCCACGAAGTCGATGGGGCGGCGGTCAGACATTCAGCACCCGGTGTTGCGGCGGTACCGGTGGCAACGTCACGCGGTGGCCACCCACGATCGCATCAGGCTCTGCAGCGGGCAGGCCTCGCGCACGGGCGCAGGGTCGGCCGGGCGGTAGAGCTGGAGGGGGCGCGCGCTGTCGGGTACGCGCACGGTCTGCGGCAGGGGCTGCAGCTCGCCGGAGCGCACCATGTTTTCGGCAGTGCGGCGCACGGCGGTTCGGCCGATGCCCTGCGCGGCGCCGCGCTCGCCCAGGTCGCGGAACGTGAGGCCGCCAAGGGGTTGCTGCGCGCGCTCGAGGGCCAGGTCCCACGCGATCTGCCGAAGGGCCCGCCTGATGGTGCCGGGCGGCCTCATGCGGCGGCCCTCAGGTGTGCCGGCTTGGCATCGCGGTTGAGCTTGGCCAGGTGGGAGCGCATGCCCTGCACCGCCGTTATCAGCTCGGCGGCCTGTGCGTCGAAGGCGGCGAGCTCGCGGTCATTCACTTGGCCATCGGCCGTGGTCACGCTCACTTCGGCGAGCACGTCGCTGAATTCCTTGGCCAGCCGAGACACGTGGGGCAGCAGGCCTTCGGCCGCGACGCCATCGACAGCCGGCAACTGGACGGCCAGGCGCCCGAACTCGGCCTCGACGATGTCGAGCGGCGTGAGCGCCGTGGGCATGTGCACCTGGCGGAAGCAGCTCATGAGCGCCAGGCCATCGAGCCAGCCGAGCTTGGCCGTGCTGCCTACCGGCGGCTGCAACTCCGCCCGCAGCGTGCCCGGGGCCTTGCCCAGCAGCTGCGCCAGTGCAGCAATGCCACCGGGGTAGCTGCGCGCTAGCACGTTCATCTCCACCAGCGAACACATCGCCATGTTCATCTCCTCCCGTTTTGCGTATGGACCCGGCGCACCCCTGCGCCGAGACTTCACTCATGACCGCACCAAGGCTCGCGTTTCACCATTTCACGGATGCCGGCCCATACGGGGAGCGTCAGCCAGCGGCCGCCCCCTTGAATCCCTTCCTCCCCGCTGTGCCGACTGGCGGGGCAGTGCTCGTAGTGGGGGAGCGTGGCGAGAGCGAACGCACCATCGGGTGCCTCGGCCGGTCGCGCTCTCGCACGCCTCCGGCGCCATGCCTTCACGCCCGCGTTCAAACCGCGGTTGATCCCCCTGGGTGGTTCCTGAAGTGCCGCGCACCCGGCGGCAGGCATTGCGCAACATCGTGGCGGCGTCAACCACGCGAGCCGGCGATGTGGCGCCAGGCCCTGCCGCTGCTGCGAACACCGCAACAAACAAGGGCCGCGGGCGCCTTCGGCTACGACCATAGGGGCGGCAAGACCACTCCCTCAGCAGCGTATTCACATACGCGGTTGTTTTCCCCAGGATCAGGGGCATCACAACAACGTTGGGGACCCCTTGTACGAATCGATCGACTTTTTGCTCGACAGCCAAGTCATGGCTGACACCAACCGCCGCAACGCCGACAACAACGGCAGGCCCACTCGCGTTGACCGGCACTTTTGCATTCCCGACGACCAGGTCCGCCAGCTGCCGAAGCGGCGGCGTGCACCCCACTCGCTGCCGCCCGATGTGCCGCTGCCGCGCGTGAACGACGTGATCTACCTCAGCAGCAGCAGCGCATGGGGCGTTGCGATGCTGGTGCACGAGTGGCGATCGCCGCAGCATCTGGTGATCCAGATCTGGCTTGAGCACGTGAGCAGCTCGCGGCATCTGCGGCCCAGCGGCTTCGAGCTGACGCAGTGATCGCCAGTGCTGATGCAGCAAGCTGAAGGGCGGGCGCCCTCCCCCGTGGCAGGATGCGCGTTCCACTTCACAACACGCCACGAAGGGGGCTCCCATGGAAACTCCGAAGAGCGACAAGAAGGCCGATGGCGGCCCCGCGACAGTCGTCGTCGTTGGCATGGTCTGGTACTCGCTCGAGCACTTCGACGAGATCAAGTCGATGATGGAAGACGGGCACAAGCTGCAGCGGACTTACGCCGAATGGCGGCTCTCTACCGAACAGGGCGAACGCCAGCTTCGCAGGCAAGACCAGTTCGTGGTCAGAGCGCATCTCGTACCAGACGCCTTCAGGCAGTTCTGCGCAGAGCGGGGCTTGCGCCTCAACTCCAAGGCACGAAATGACTTCGCCTCGTTCATCGCGCTGCAGGAATACAGCAAGACTCAGTGAGCACGGCGGCCCTGACGCGATCAGGCAAGCCTCACGCTGCATCGCGCACCTCCTGGGTCGGCACGGGTGGGGCGCCTTCGGTGCCGATGAGTTCGGGCCAGTTCTCGTGCCAGTCCTTCTGGCGCAAGTGCCACCGGCGCACGCGGCCGCCGAGCACGCGCTCGACTCGCACCGCCTCCCTTGCAAGCATGGCTTTGCGGCCGGTCAAGCACTGGTAGAGGTACTGCTCGTCGATGCCGGCCAAGGCCGCCATCTCCGCGCGCTCTTGGGCGGTAGGGGTGCACATTCCGCCAGTCTAGCGTTCCGCCCGGCATCGTCAAGCGAATCGCTAGGAAAAGCGCCCTAGCGAAATGGTCGAATAGCAACCATGCGCAGCAACATCAGGCTCGAAAAGCTCAAGCGACTCTGCGAAGAAGCAGGCGGGCACACCGAGGTCGCGCGTCGCGCCCGCGTGAGTCCGGACAACCTTTGGCAGATTTTGCACGGCACCCCGCTGCCCTCCGGCAATCCAAGGGGTGTAGGCAATCAGCTAGCTCAAAAGCTGGAACGCGCCTTTGGTAAAGCAGCGGGCTGGATGGACGTCGCGTCGGAGGACATTCCGTCAACTCTTGCGCCCTCCACGCTTACGCAGCCCGACCAAGTAAGCAAATTGAATTTGGCTGACATTCTTCAGTACTCGACTCAGGATGAGCGGAGGCGGGTACTCGATGCAATCCGCCTGCAACTCCTGCATGCCCGCGAACGCTTCACTGGGGGAAGGTTTGAGAATTACCTAGATGCGCTTGATGACATTGACAAGTCATCACAGCAGCAAGATCGCAGGCCAGACCACTAAAACTTGGCGGCGTTCTTCCGAGCCGCCGCTTGCTCATTCGCCTGCTGCTGCGCTGCGATTGTCCTGCTAATGAAAGAAACGTTGGCTTTGTCGATCTCGACTCTTTCAATAGCGATGATTGACACCTTGCGGCCTGTCCAAGTGAGCGTTCGCAAAGGTAGCTTTGCGCCTGACCCGAAGGCAGCTTGAACGATAGTCACTTTGTGGGGCCTCCCGTAGCGTTCGCGGAGCAACTCCTCCATTGCTTGGAAGTCTGTGCTGTTAAAGGTTAGACTGATGGAAGCAATTGCGCCCGCATACAGATATGCACGCGTCGTGAAGTCAAAGCCAATGTTCGGCGTGCTGTAAACGGTTCGAATCCTGTCCGCCAGCGCGTCGGTGTCCCGCACGCACGACAGCTTGTCAACTCTCGTGTGCCCGGTTCCCTCGCACTGAGGAACGTTGACCGAAGTCACTTGCTCGCCCAGAGGCATGTCAAAGACCGTGGTTGGCTCCTGTGCCCAGCCCGCATGAGCAGCGCTCGACATAACCAGCCAAGCAGTGAGCAGCAGACTGCCTTTTCGCATTTGTTGTGCACTCCGAACACTCGTTGCTACAAATTGTTCCATAGCCACCGCCTAGCGTTTGGCTTGACTAAGGTTAGCGTTTCGCTAGACTCGCTTCTGTCATCACGACGGAGGCGCCATGCCAATCACCCACCCCGAGCCCGGTTCAGCGGCTCAACCCCTGGCGGCAGACGCAGCCACCACCACCACGCCGCGACAACTGGCGGCAGCCTTCACGGAATGGGATCGCCGGTTTCGTGAGGAACCCGAACGGTTCGAAGCCGAATCAGTACGCCTGTTAGTGGGCACGCCCGAGTCGTACGGCGAGGCGTGCGCACCCTACCTGCTCAGCCTGCTGCCCACCACGCGCCCGGAGGTTCCGGGACGCTTTAAAGCGGTGCTGAACCGCATCGTTCTCTGCCTGCTCACGGTGATCGTTTCGATCATCGTTTCATCGGCCCTGCTTGCTTGCGGCGCTGGGGGCAACGCCCACGCGGCCGAGCTCGGGGTGCACCTCACGACAGCGCACAGCAAGTCGGGCTTCGAGGGCATCAACCCGGGCGCCTACCTGCGGCTCGACAACTGCGCCACCTTCGGCGCGCTGCGCAATAGCTACGGTCGGCTTTCGGTGTACGCCGGCTGCACGCTGCAGACGCCCGAGCGCCGCTTCGCGCTCACGCTCGGCGCGATCACCGGCTACCCCGCGGCGCGCGTGTCGCTGCTGGTGGTGCCTTCGGTGCGCTTCGACGCCGGCAGCGGCTACGCCGTGCGCCTCGCGCTGCTGCCCAAGCCGCCGCGGCACGGCAGCGCTGTGGGCCTGCACCTGACGCTCGAGCGCGCGCTATAGCGCTGCCCCTTCCCCCTCCGTTTCACCCCCACTGGAGCTGCCCATGCATGCATCCGCCCTCGTGTTGCCGTTCACCGGCGCACAGCACCGCCCGCGCGTGAAAGTGCGCGAATTCCTGATCCAAATCTCGAGGCCCGACGGCAGTGTCGAGCGGCACCACCGGCTCGGCGGCAACTCGTGGGATCACACGCAAGACGCCATGGAGCGCGCCGGCATCGGCGCCGTGGTGAACGTGCAGGCGCTCGACGAGGTGGCGGCGTGAACGCCGCCAAACACCCGCGTGCAGGCGTCTGCACACGCAGCGGCAGCACGGCCGATCGCAA